TTTTCTTGGCTGGTGGCTTTGGGGTTTGAATCATTATGTTCGCCGCTTGGCTTGAGCATAAGAGCGTGATGGCTAGGATGATGATGGCTTTTTTCATCGTTAAGAAGTGAGTCGCTCGCACAAGTGGCGGTAGCGTCTTGAGGGGGATTCGTCCCCTTTTGTTCTTTTGCCTTGCTCGTTGTCAATCGGGGTCTTGAGCTTGTCGATCTGTGCTTCGATTGCCTTGGCATCCATCTTGTTAATCTTCACGCTTTACCTCCGTCCAATGGCATCGCTTGTTTGGCCTTTTTATCTTGCCCCTGCCCTCCAAATATCGAAGGTGGTACTGGATTGCTCCGTGGGTTTTCTTTAGCACTTCCGCAATCGTGCAAGTCGGAATCTCGTTGGTAATTAGGGTGAACACGGCATCTCGAAGCATATCAATCGTGGCCTGATTGCGAGTCGTGGCGTAGAGCTTTTCCAGTTCCTTTCCGGGGTAGCGGTCAGCAAGGATGCCGTTGGCCTTGGCCTCTGGGGTTACATAGGATTCGTTCATTTAGTTTTCAAGCTACTTTGAGTTTTGATTGAGGCAAGGGATGGTTTTGGGTTGTTCAACATCCCACTTCAAAAGCATTCTGTCCTTCGGATTGCAGAAATAAACAAACCTATGCTTTTTGCTCCGTTCCTTCATATAAAAATTGTCTCCATAAAGTTCTTCCAACATCTGCTTTTTGCTTTTCTTGTCTGTGGATTGCGGGACGCTGTTTGATACCGTCTTGCTGTGCATTTTAATTCCCTTAACTTGGTATTCTAAAACCGGCTTTGTTTGCCCAGTATAAATCCAATTTGTCGATCTATAAACTATGCCAGAATGGTTTTGCTCCGTGTCTGCATAGCTTACTATAATTAGGGCTGGCTTTATTTTGCTTAATTCCCTTAATGCCCAACCGATGAATCTGCTTTCGCTATTTTTTGGGCAAGCGTCATTCATCCAAAGCCTATTTAATTCATATACCCTTTCTTGGTTTTCTCTCCCACAAACTCCAATACATAAGTGTTGGGATGGTGGCTTTCCGAATGTAATTATGCCAACCAGATTGTTATTAAAGAATGCTCCGAATGCCCAAGTTATAGGGGCTTTTCTGTGGGCATAATGGCTTTCAACCGCAACAAGATTAGCCGTGTGATTTGTTATTGGCCTAAACAAAAGTTGGAGCGGCGAGGTCGGAATTGCACCGCCATCCTCCCCTTGGAATAGGGGAAGCTCTACTGTTGAGCTATCGCCGCCAAAACTCATAAATAATACTCCGCAACACTCTTCCCGCTGTTCGTCTTTATGGTTCGCTTCTGCACATCATAACCAGCCTTCCGCAAATCACAAACTCGGCTTGCTAATCTGAAACACTTGAACCAATCAAGTGCTTCCAAAGCCGTGAGCGTGCGACCCGATTTCAAGTGGGCTAGGATGCGAGCATTCTGGTCGTGGCCTTCCGTCTTTACTGGATGCGTTGTCCTCATAAAAGGCAACTCAAACTGCTCTGCTTCTACAATAGCGATCATCGTGAACCTCCTTTGGCCTTGCGAACGGCAAAGTTACGGCTCTTTGCGTTCATTATGGTTGTTCTGTGAACTCCCCAAGCTCTTGCAAGCTCGCTCATCGACATTCCGCTATCTAGTTGGTGCTTCCAGAGCGTCCATCGCTTCTTAACTGTGGAGTATTCACGATTTCGTCTCGCCCCACCCTTACCATAGGTCGGAACAAGCTCTTTTGGGATGTCTAGGGGGGTAGTTACACCCATTACGAGCTTTTCAAGCCCTTGTGAGGCCAATTCTGCTCGATTTTGAGCCATTGTAGCGGTTAGCGTGGTCACCATTTGCTCAAACTCACGCAATTTGTCCTCGCACAGCTTAACCCGGTGAATTGTGGCGGCTAAAACCATATCTTGAGGGTAGTTCACGGACACCCCGCTTCTACCCAGTCGCTGTGGGTGTTGAATCCAGCTAATTTATAGGTTGGCGGGGATTCGCACCCCGATTTGATTGGTTTCTTCATTGGTTGGTTGTTTCCTTTGGTTGGTTGTTGGTTGCTCCGTCTCTGACAGTTTCTTGCACACGCTCGCCAGTCCTTAACCGATGCCCTCCCCCCGACCTTCCATCCGTTCGATTCGTAATAATCAAAAGCACTTTCCACATCCGTTCCAATCCATCCAATTTCCTTTGCATAAGAAAGCCAATCCGAACGAATCGGACGCTCTTGCGTCCTTGTATTATCTAGCTTCTGGCTTCTAGCTTCTAGCTTCTGCCTCGGACTTTCTGTGGGACATTTGCTGGACATTTGCTGGACATCGCCGTGACGCATACGCATCTTTCTATTAGCGTCTGACTTACGCAACTGCTCATCCTTCACCATTCGGCGTGAAATGATGGTCTCTTTGTCGAAGCTGAACACCCCGGATGCGTGTAGCTCGTCCATCAACTCCGATGTCCGTTGTGGAGTTAGGCCACATATTCTAGCAAGCTGTTCGCTTCGGGCTGGGTTGCCGCCGATAAGCAAATATCCGTGTCGATCTGACTTTGCCATCAAGCAAATCATATCTGCCCATAGACCCCTAGCCTCAACCGAGCAAGACCGCAGAGCCTCATCGGAAAGCCAGTCGGCCACAAAGAATTTAATCCACGGCAACTTCACTTCTTGGCCTTTTCCATATCTATCTTTTGATACTTCTTGGCTCGCTCCAATAGCTCTTTAGTGATACGATGCGAGTAGTCGAGGTGGTTGATGATGTCCTTATAGTTCTCACGCTTCGAGTGGTCGAAGTCCTTAAACAAATCCCTCAACCTTTTCGATACGATTGCGTGAAACTCCTCTAATAGTTTTAATCTTTTAACGCTCATTTCTTTTTAATCCTTTCCAGAATATCTTTTCCCAAATCCCACAATGCTCCGCTCACGAATAGAATTAGCAGATAGAGACTCAAGCACCCTAAACCGATGACGAACAAGTCCCACAAAGCTCTCCCTATGGATAAAAGGAAAGTTACCATTTGGGTGCAGTCGGCCAGCTTGCCCAGAGCCGAATATCCTTTTTAAGTACCTCGCCAAACGCACACACAAAGCGATCATCGAGATACCTACCGCTAAAGACCACACCGCCAGATTCCATAAGTATTCTTTCATCTTTTTTGGGATTCTCCTTGGCTGTATGCCACTCAAGCATTGACCATTTTAGCTTTGGAACATCCACATCAACGCTCATCAGTAAGCCTCCGAAGGGCTACGACAACCTCATTGAGAATGTCTTGGATGACTTGATCTTCAGTACCATCGGCTAGTCGTTGGACGAGTTCGGCGCACCGCTCCCTTTCGAGGGCGGCGGCCTTGCTCATCGCATCGTTGATGATGTCTTGGATTAGTTCAGAATGGGATTTCATCTTCGGGTTTTCCTTTCTGTATCGAGTCGGCCTCTGCAAGAATCTCTGCTATGATCTCGTTGCGAATGATGTCGTTCTTGTAGGGCTTACCATCTGCACCGGGTTTAAGGTCTTGCTTGGACAACCACTCCAAGTAATCCAAGCCTTTGTTTCCGAATGCGGCGATCTCACGAAGGGTCGAACCTTTGTGCTTACCGAACTTCAATTCCATATCTCTCGGCTCACCGCCATTCGTTTTGACCGCAACGCCGTTGAGCTTGGCCGTGATGTCGGCTAGGTCTGCTTTGCTAATCGAGTCAGACTTAACCGTGTCTAGCTTAACTGGCTTGGGTGCTGGCTCATACTTATCCGTGTTCAAATCCTCGAACCCGCCGTGTGGAACTTCCTCGGCTGGGGTTGTTGAGAGACTCTTATCAATCAACACTACGATATGGGCAAAGGCAGAACGACAAGCCCGACTGATTGCTCTGGTCTGGCACATCGCTCGCTTGGCATAGGTTGGGCGGCTTGCCCACATCGGCTCATCATCACCCAAGAACCCCTCGGCACTTGAGATTACTTGGCCGTTGTCCATACGCTTAACCTCACCGATGCACCGATAGCCATCTTCGAGACGCTCAACATCTCTAGCCGAGGCCACGCATCCGTGAGCTACTGCGATTGCTTGCCAGCCCTCGACCCGGACATAGTCCTTCTGGCCTATGCGTTGGCAAGTTTCTTTTACAATGGCACGACAAGCCCCAGCCACATCAGTCGCTTGGCGAATGTGGGTTGAGACTCCGTTGCCGTTGGTTACTGCTAGTTCATTCATTGGTTGTTTTCCTTGTTGGTTGTGGGCTACTCGTATCGATATACGCCAAAGCCCTCTTCGTTTTCTCTTCTGGTTTCGGGTAAGTTCAAAGCGGAAAGGTCGTGCTTCATATCGAACTCTGTATCTGGATGCGGATAGGGAGGCTGTGCCTTTTGGCTTGCAACCCAAGCATCATACTCGCCAAAGGTTTTCTGATATTCTTCTGGGGT